AAGACCCGCAGAAGTCTTCTGTTTCTGGTTCTGATTCGGTTATTTCGGTATTGATTTCGAATTATCCTCTTGCGAATGGAGGTTATTTGGTTTCCTTTGGTCATGATGAACCTGATGGCTCTTTTAGGAACTTTGATCCGATTTATTCTTTGGTTTTTGAAGACTCTAAGCTTTCTAAGTTTTTGGAGTTCTCCTCTACTTTCTTGCCTAAAGGCTGTTATTATTTGCCTGATATGAAGCTTTCAGGTTTCATTCGTTCTTTGTCGTTCGGTGCATCTTCTTTTGAAATGAAGCTTTTGCCTGCTTCTTCTCAGATGCAAGGTTTGCTTTTGGTTAGGATTGATCAAGATAGTTTGTTTAAGTATGAGCAGAAAGAAGAAGAGTAGAGGTAACGGCGGTAAGAGAGTTGTTGTACGGCCTTTAGGAGGAAAGGTTCTGTGAGTGTTGATTACTATCGTCGTTTTGAGCTTGCCTATGCGCCTTTCTTTGTGAGAAAGCGTGTGGGCAAGCGTTTTAAGGTTCTACGTCGTTTTCGAACACATGAACTAGCTTCTGATTATCTCCGTTTGTTGAATGAATTGTATCCCGGTGTTTATTTTGATATAAAGGATGTGTCTTTCTCCCATTTGGATAAGAAATCGAGCTTATAGTTCTCGGACTATTGGCTTGACGGATAGGAAGGTTTTGTTGATGAATCGTCCTTGGGATTATTTTACTCAGCGTATTATGGTTCCTTGTGGTCGTTGTGAGGAGTGTTTGCGGCAGCAGCGCAATGATTGGTATATTCGTTTGGAGCGTGAAACTAAGTATCAGAAGAGTTTGCATCGGAACTCTGTCTTTGTTACGATTACGATATCTCCGGAGTATTACGATAGTGCATTGCAGAATCCTTCTTCTTTTATCCGTTTGTGGTTCGAGCGTATTCGTCGTCGTTTTGGTCGTTCCATTAAACATGCTGTTTTTCAAGAATTTGGAATGCATCCAGAGCAAGGTGATGAGCCTCGTCTTCATTTTCATGGTGTTCTTTGGGATGTTACTTGTTCTTATAATGCTATTCGTGAAGCTGTTAAGGATTTAGGTTTTGTTTGGATTGCATCTATTACGGACAAGCGTCTTCGGTATGTTGTCAAGTATGTTGGTAAGTCTGTTTATATGGATGAGCGTTCTGCTGTTTTTGCGAAGTCTCTTCCTATTACTTTAGGTGAATTAAAAACTAATCTTTATGACTTTCTTCAAGATCGTAGATATCGTCGTAAATTTGTTTCGCCAGGTGTTGGCGATTATTTGGGTGATTTTAAAGCTCCCAGTGTTTCTTCTGGTCTTTGGTCTTACACAGATTATAAGACCGGTTCTGTTTATAGTTACCGTGTCCCTCGCTACTACGATAAGTATCTTTCTCAAGATGCGTTATTTTTTCGTAAGATTTCTACTGCTTGGACCTATGCTAGCGCTTTCGGTAGTTCTTTGGCTCTTGGCTTTCTTCGCGAAGTTGCTGAGAGGGTCCTTCGTCCCTCCGACTTTTCCCGTATCGTTAAAGGAGGTTTTTCGCGCCTTGTGAAGCTTCGTGAGTTTTTGAGTAAGGTTAAGGATCGGCCGAGTTTTCTTGCGGTAACTTCTGATGTTATTGATTTTTGGGTAGATTGTTTTGGTATTAATTCTTCTAATCCTTTTTTTAATAAAATAGTTTATGGGTAAGCAGCCTTTTATTTCTCATTCCGTGAATGGATATTCTCGGTATGATATGCCTGAAAATAAGGCGTTTTCTGTTACTCCGGGTATTATTTATCCGGTTCGTATTCAGTTTGTCAATGCTCGTGATCGAGTTACTTTGCATCAAGGTATTGATGTCCGTTCAAATCCTTTGGGTGTTCCGTCGTTTAATCCTTATGTACTTCGGTTGCATCGGTTTTGGGTACCTTTGCAGTTGTATCATCCGGAAATGCGTGTTAATTCGTCTAAGTTCGATATGAATGATTTGACGTATAACTTTATTCCCGGTGTTGTAGATAATCGAGGTGCTGCAAGTTATACTTCTTTTATGTATCCGCGTTCCGGTACTGCTGCTTTTTTCGAGCAGGTTATGCCGTTTAATCATCGTGCTGCACTTCCAAATAGTCTGATGTCTTGGCTTCGTATTGCTAATAGTCCGATTTTTAATTATTCTGGTAGTACTTTGCCTGCTGGTGGAGTTTTGTTAAAGACGGCGCCGAAGTTTCTTTCTGTGAATGCAGATACTTATTTAGCTTATTGGGATATTGTTCGCAATTATTATTCGTATTCTTCTTGGGGTGTTTTTTCTTTTGCTCATCCCGGAACTTATCGGCCTGTTTTTTATACTACTTCCACCTCTTCTGTGTCGAAGGTTGAGTATCGTTCGCAAGCTTCTTATTTTTGGCAGCGTTATGGTAATTTAGAGTTTTTGGATCATTATTTTGAAACGATGTTTTATCCGAGGGATAGAGTTGTTGCTGATGATTGTGATGCGTTGTCGTGGAATCGTTCTGATTTGTTTGTAGAGATTCTTCGCTCTGATTTGTTTAATGAGGGTACTATTGCAACTAGTCCTGATTTTACTAAGTTGACTCAGATGTATCCGGAGTCTATGAATTATAATGTTCCGGCTTATCCTTATGATGTTCAGGAACCTAAGGTTGATTGGAATAATGGTAAAGGTTCCGATGCTAATGTTCCATCTAAGGTTTATTTTGCTGCCACGTTGAACGTTCCTTTTTTGGCAGCGCATCCTATGGCTGTTTGTCCAAGTTCTCCAGATCGTTTCAGTCGTCTTATGCCGCCGGGTGATTCTAATTCTGATGTAGATTTTACAGGTGTAAAGACTATCCCGCAGCTTGCTGTTGCGACACGTTTGCAGGAGTATAAAGATCTTATCGGTGCTTCCGGTTCTCGTTATTCTGATTGGCTTTATACGTTCTTTGCTTCTAAGATTGAACATGTTGATCGTCCGAAGCTTCTTTTTAGTTCTTCCGTTATGGTTAACAGCCAGGTCGTTATGAATCAAGCAGGACAGTCTGGTTTTGCAGGTGGTGAAGCTGCTGCACTTGGTCAGATGGGTGGTTCCATTGCGTTTAATACTGTGCTTGGCCGTGAACAGACTTATTATTTCAAGGAGCCCGGTTATATCTTTGATATGCTGACGATCCGGCCTGTTTATTTTTGGACTGGTATACGTCCCGATTATTTGGAGTATCGTGGTCCCGATTATTTTAACCCGATTTATAACGATATTGGTTATCAAGACGTTCCCTTCTGGCGTCTTGGTTATGGTTGGAAGGCTGATTCTTCTTCTGGTGTTTCAGTAGCTAAAGAGCCTTGTTATAATGAATTCCGGTCTTCTTATGATGAGGTGTTAGGTTCTTTGCAGTCTACTCTTACTCCCAAGGCTTCTGTTCCTCTGCAGTCTTATTGGGTACAGCAGCGTGATTTTTATCTTATAGGTTTGTCGTCAAATATGAATGAGATTAGTCCTTCTATGCTTTTTACTAATTTGGCTACTGTTAATAATCCTTTTTCTTCAGATATGGAGGATAATTTTTTTGTTAATATGTCTTACAAAGTAGTTGTTAAGAATCTTGTGAATAAGTCTTTTGCAACTCGTTTATCTAGTCGTTAATATGTTGGAGTATATGATTGAAGACCTTCCGGAATATAAGTCTCGTGGTGAGCGGATTATGTCTGTTTTGAATGGTTCCGGTTCTGTAGATGTTTTGCCAGGTCGTCCAGATGTTCAAGCGTCGGATTCTGATTTTCGTAAAGGTGAGGATTATGATCCCCCGTTGGATTTTGACCCGAATTCGTTTTCACGGATTGATAAGTTTGATGGTTTGGAGAGTGGACAGGGTGTTATTGATGACTTTCTTGACCGGCAGCGTTCGTCTTCGACCGCTACGCCGAAGCAAGATGATTAATTAGGTTTAGGGTTTTCGAAGGGAATATTTAGGTATTCTCTTCGATTCCTTGTCCACTTTCCTGCCTCGCACCGCAGGTAGCGTTTAGCACCTTGATAATCAGCACTTTATGTCGACGGAGTCGGCGTGCTGCCCGTATAAACTTATTATTTTTAAAAGAAAATTACCTATCCCTTTACTTGATGATATATGATATGTGCGCGGACCAATTTTGATGTTTGCTTTGAACATCAAATTTGGATATCAAATTGCGGTTTTGATAGCGTATTTTCTTATGGTTTCTTATTGTTGTTGTTATGGAAAAAGTACCGTTTTATCGTAAGAAGAGTTTTTGGACATTGTTGATTTCCATTCTTACGGCATTGTCTGTTTATTTTGCAGCTTCATGTACTCGGAAGGTTGTTTATCGCTCTTCCGGTATTCATTGTGACACGGTTGAAGTTGACGTTCGGTCTAATTTAAAGCTTCCTTAGTATGCCTGCTGCTTCTTTTGCTGCTCAGATGGGTCAGGCTCTTGGCATGAATGCATCCAGTTCTGCTGGTTCTTCTGCTGGTGCCGGTATTGCTGATGCTTTGTTCGGTGGCATTTCTGCTCGTCGTAATTGGAAGTATAAGCAGAAGGAAATGGCATTGCAGCAGCAGTATGCTCTTGAACAAATGTCTAAGTCTGCGGAATATCAGTTGGCTCATGACAAGCAGATGTTTGATTATCAGAATGCGTATAATGATCCTTCTGCTGTTCTTGAGCGTAATTTGTCTGCTGGTTTGAATCCTGCTGCTGTTCTTGGTCAGTCTGGCGTTGGTGTTTCTGCTACTATTCCTACTTCCAGTGGTGGTGCTCCGTCTGGACATGGTCCAGTGGCTTCTGGTTCCGGTGGTGGTCTTGCTGCTTTGGCCGGTAATCCCTCGGCGTATGCTGATATTGAGTTGAAAGATGCTCAGCAGCAGCGTGAGCGTTCGGCTGCAGCTCTTAATGATGCTCAGGCTGATTGGTATAAGTCCCAGACTTTGGATAAAGATTTGCGTGAACGTCTGATGCAGGCGCAGGCAGGACTTGCTGAAGCTGGAATCACTGAATCTTCTTCGCGTGCAAGTTTGAATGCTGCTATAACTTTGTCCTATTCTATTGATAACGAGTTGAAAGATGCTGCTTTCGGTTATAATTTAGAGTTGATTAAGGCTAATCTTGGCAAGGCTAAGGAAGAATATTATCAGCTTAAGACTCGTACTGGTTATATTGATGACCTTCTTGAAGGAGAGTTGCAGTTGTTGACTGCTCGGGCTATTTATTTGAAGTCTTCTGCTTCTAATCAGGATCAGCTGGCACGTGTGAATGAATTGACGGCAGATGATTTGGAGAACTGGTTTGATGTGAATTGGAATACGCAGGTTGAGGTTCCTATTATTGACGAGAAAGGAAAGATTGAGCGTACGGTCAAGATGACCGGCAAGGAAATTCGCAGAGAATATATGAAACTTAATTTGCAGGATTTTCAATATGATATGTATACTAATCGTTGGGAGCTTCGCTCTGAGAAGAATCGATTCGGCTATAGTATTGTTAATACTGCTGTTAGTGGAGCTATTTCTGCTGCTGGACATGTTGCTGGAGCAAAAGTCCTTTCTGCAGCTCCTCCTGTGCAGAGAGTTGATGATGTTATAGAGGATTTAGTTCCTAATCCTGATGATGGAGGTTGGACTAAGCATACTACTACAACTAGTCGTCAATTTCGTCGTTAATAATTTGAAATTTAATTTTTTTATGTTTATTTTTGCCTTCGAACTTTAAATCTTATTTTATTATGTTATCAAATGTTGTTAGTGAAGACCCGCAGAAGTCTTCTGTTTCTGGTTCTGATTCGGTTATTTCGGTGTTGATTTCGAATTATCCTCTTGCGAATGGAGGTTATTTGGTTTCCTTTGGTCATGATGAACCTGATGGCTCTTTTAGGAACTTT